ACCTGATGATGTTGACACTATAATAACTAGTTTAAAAAATATAGCTATACTTGCTGATACATATACTCTTACAGGTACAGGTATTGATAATTTAGCGCAAAGTATTGAACGAAGAGATAATCCTAGAGCATATAATCTTTCGCGTTCTAGTAGTTCTAGTTCTAGTAGTCGTTCTAGTAGTCGTTCTAGTTCTAGTTCTAGCAGTGGTTCTAGTTCTAGCAGTGGTTCTAGTAGTAGTCAACACAGTTCACCTTCTAGTCCTCGTACTCCTCCTCCTCCTCCACGCCAAAGCGTTAGACCTTTAGATTTAACAGCACTATCTACACCAACTAATCGTCTTCCTCCACCACCACTTGTACGTCAAAATGCTCAAATAGATTTGCAAGAAACACCACTATCTTTATCCAGATTATCTTCTACTTCTTCACTTAATTTATCAGATGCTTCTGGAAAAAAATATCGTAAAATAAAAAGTAAAAGAAGAAAAATAAAAGCAACACACAGAAAACCATTGGCTACAAATAATTCAAGAAAATATAGAAGAGCAAAAACAAACACAAAAAAAAATAACTAAAACTTGTTTGTTTATAAGCAAATTATCTCCAATTAGGATATCCAGGCGGTCTAAATCTTGTTGTATATGTCATTCTTGGCATATCCCATCCTGGTGCTTCTCTACGAAATTCACTATAATTAGTAAAACCACGAGGTAGGTCATCTAACGCGTTTCTTTCTATACGTGATAATAAACCTTCAATTTGTATAATAGACCACTTAGTATGATACGCTTCTAATTCTAAATCTTCAAGTAGTGGATCTGTCGCATGTCTACCTCTACTACGTGTTCTATTCGAAGGACCATCTGCGCCTGACATTTTTAATTGTTTTATTAGCGCTTCTTGGTCGCTTAATATTTTTTTATTAAGTACAAGTGCTTCTCTCAAACGACGCTCATAGTCTGCTTTATCTGCTCTATATATTGCTCCTTTTACGTCTCGCTTAGGTAAATGTGAAAGTATTCTTGACACAACTGATGGATTTCCATTATCAACAAATTCTCTATTATATGTATCTAAACTAACTTTATTTAACATTTTAGAGAGATAAGCCGGAACCATTTGCTCATGGCCTCTGGCTTTAACTTGCCTTCTAGATTTCTGTTTTTTTCTTAAATTTCTCCGTTTTCCAACTTTTTTTGTTTTTGCCATATTATATATATTATAATATATTAAATTATTATAATATATTATAATATAATATAATATAATAGAATATAATATTATGGATTTAGCTAAATTGTCACCGGGCCCTTTTTCTGATATAGGTGAATCTGATATGGGTGAATCTGATATGGGTGAATCTGATATAGGCGAATCACTTTCAGAATCACCAAAAACAAAAAGAAGTCTTAATCCAACTACTAATGGTTCAAATGATACTGATCCATATGGTCCGAATGATACTGGTCCAAATGGTTCAATTACTAATGATTTCGAATCTGCGAAAAAAAAGACACGCTCTTCTTCTGTATTAAGATATTCACAAACATCTGACCACAAACCTGTATATATGGAGTTTTGTCTGGATGGAATAAATGAAAATGAAACTTTAGTAGCATTAACTTATAATATGAGTTTTGCTAGTGACTTAGGTATAGCCGTGGGAAGCGAAGCAGACTTTGTAGAGCGAGCAATAAATGCCAATCGAAGCAAACCAAGAGCATATTGGATAAATGCAGCAAATTTAGTAAAATATTTTGTTTATGAAAAACGTCCAACTATAATGTATTTTCAAGAAATGAATGACAGAAATCAAATTTTCACCACCTTTGAAGGAGGTTATCAAGCATTGTTAGAACTACTTGCAAAACCTCAGACAATTTCACCCCCCATTACAACACTTTATTCTCCACTGCCAGGTTCATATTCTACAACAGGTACATATCAAGGTATAGATAATAAAAACTACTGTTATCTAGCTTATTCACTATACGTTTATACAGCAGCTACTGGGGAATATTATCCTACACTACTTACAATATGGGATGCAGACGCTTTAGGAGGCTTAAGTGGTTTTTATGGCAATGATTTAGGATTACATCAAATCTACAAATTTCCTGATGGTAATACGATTGATAGGAATCTTGGTAGAAATTTTTCTTGTGTTATAACAACTAAGGGAGTAATCTTAATTAACTTACATGGACCAAATGTTGAAGATAATATGCTTATTAATGATACAAAACTTAAACCAGTAATAGAAGATTACCTGTCACAAGCATATATCGCACTTGGAAACATCCCACAATTGTCATTTGATAAAAAGTTAGTTGTTATAGGAGGAGACACCAATGATACAAAAGATGTTGTGAAACAAATAACGTTTGGCAACATTACTTACAACTATATGGGTAATGCACCATTTTCGTGTTGTGCTGAAGTTTTTAATGTAGGAGGAAGAAATGATACATTAAATAAAGACTACATACATATGGGTGATAAATTTTGGGTTTTTAATCCTAATCCCTACCCAGAATACGTAAATGTTCTATATGAACCACCTCCAGGAGTTATTTATGGGGGTCGTAGACATTCTCGTAATCTAAAGAAAAAAAATTTATTAAAGAAAAGAAAAACCATCAAAAAAAGACATTATAAGTTAAAGAACAAAAAATCATTAAACAAAAGACGCATTTTTCGACGAAAAACAAGAAAACACACACACAAGCAATAGTGTTATTTTATAACACATTATAAAACCACTGACTAAAGTAAAACTTTTTATAAGGTTGTGATCCGTTCTTAATTAATTCATTAAAATTATATTGCCTATCATAGTCATTAGAACCACCATCAGGTCTATAAAATAATAGATGATTAGTCAAATCACAACTCAAAACACTAATATATCCCATACCTTCATATCTATAACCAATATCAAATACATTAGTTTGTCCCTTAGCACAAATTACTTTATAGTGTTCTAATGCTTCATTTAAACTCATAATAGTCCATGGTCCATAATAAATTTCTCTTTTTTGATGTCCTAAAATTTGATATATTATTTTAATATTGTTATTTAACCCTTCTGGAATTTGTGCGTCAACAAATAAATTATTAAATTGTTGAAATGCTTCTTTATTATTATCATTCCAAAAAAAGGGTTCTTTTGTTGATACATAATCAATACTTGAAATAGTAGTATTATTTAACACTGCTAATATTTTGTTAATTCGTTTTGATTTTTTAGCAGTTAAATTAGACATTATTACTTATAAATATTTATTATAAATAATAAATACTTTTTAATCAATTTTTTTTAAAAGCAATAAGTTATGTTCTAATTGTTTTGTAAATTTAAATTTTTCACTATTTTTTCTGCGTCTTTGTAAATTACATTTTAAGCAACATATTATGGTATTAGCATTGCTATGTTCATCATAATTATTTAATCTATCAAGGGTCCATTGATAATTAGTTCTCACATTTTTAAATAATATTAATGTTTTGCTATTACAATAATAACATCTCATATTGTAAGCAACCAATTTTTCTATAACATTTTCTAATGTTATAAAATTATTATAAGCATCATATGTTTTTTTTTTTGTCTTGTTGCTTATATGAGTCCAATTTATTTTTTAATGCTTGAATAAAATATTTTTTTTCATCAAATACTACGCCATTAAGTAATTTATGTAAGCATAATAATTGCTCTTCATAATTATCATACATACTAATTATAGTAGCACTTATATCTGTTATATTTGTTTTTGAATCATCTGTTTTTAAATCAGCAATAGATGTTTTAAGTTTGTCCAACAATTGTAAATACGATTTTTTTTCACTATTATTATTTTTATTAACAATAGTTTTATTTTCTTCAATCTTTTCTTCGCCCTTTTCTTCAACATTTTCTATTTTTTTATAATTAGATTTTTTTGACAATTTACATAATATTATTTTGCTCATTAGCCAATTATATGTTATTATTATTTTATATTTTATTTTTAATATATTAATATATGATTATTATATAAAATTATAAATTTATTTAATATAATAAATAATGATGGCATTAAAAGAAGAAATTAATAATGAAGTTACTAATGACGTAGACAATAATGAAAGCATTAATGAAAGCATTAATGAAAGTAATAATGATACTAATAGTAATACTAATAATGAAATAACTAATACATTAGATGAAATTATACAAGGTAAATCTAATTCAAAAAATAACTTATCTGAAAAAAGCAAAAAAGAAAAAACCGATTATTGTAAAGAATTAAAAAATATAGCTTATAAAACTATGTTGCTTAATGGACATGAAATAGTTCCTGATGTAAATAATACTAATAATAATACTTTATCAAAATATTTAGAAGATGAAACATGTGCCAATCAAAAAGAAAATTGGAGTAAACTAGATAAAACTCAAAAAGTAAAAAAATTAATAACTCATGTAGAATTATTACAAAATAAATTCACATTAAATGAAGACGAAGTAAGTAAATGTAAAAAATATTTATTAAAATGTTTAGAACGTAAAGCATTAACAAAGGTAAAAGATGTTCATTATGATAAAGAAAAAGGAATTATTACTACTATTCCAAATTTACATTTTGATATTAATAGCAGAATATTTACTTTAAAAAAAGATGACAAACATATATCAACAGTAAAATGTCTACCACAAGAAAATAAATCAAAAGCCAGAACTATAAAAATATTTGAGTAATAAAACAATAAAACAATAAAACTTTATACAATAAAACTTTATACAATAAAACTTTATAAAATTGATAACTTATTATTAAACTATTTAATAAGTATTTAATAATATTATTAATACAAAAAGAATGAGCTATAAAAAATATATTAACTATATTAACTATTTTAATTATTTAATAAAAAAATTCAATATTGAAATTTTATTAGATTTTAAAAACAAAGAGTTAGTAACTAATTATTCACAATTTTTAGTAAGTATTATTGACTATATGTTAGAGTACATTAATTCGGAGTTATTACAATTAATGTATTATGATTTATACGATGAAATATATATAACTATTTATGACCTATTAATTGTGCAATATATTGAAAATAACTTATTAAGTAAATTATTTAACATTGGCATGAATGAAGCAAAAAATTTATTGTGTTTAAGTATTAAATTGTGCCAAAATATAGTATTTAAATTTTATATACCAAAAAGATCATATAGCAAAACATATGTAAAAAAATTTAATTTAAATAAAAAATCAATTAGTTTTAATAAAATAAAGGCACAACTTAATTATTTAAAAAATATTCCACAACCAGAACAAAGAAGTGATGAATGGTATATTTTTAGAAATTCAGCACTTACAGCATCTAATATATATAAAATT